CTGCCATTACTTGTTTGGAAAGGATCAATCGAAAGTTGCTTTCGTATAGTGCCGTATACTGTTGCCGTAACAACTGTTGCGCTCGTAAAACCTGTAATTTCACAGTGAGTATCATGTATTTTAATATATGATCCAACATGACTGCTTTCAAAATATGATGCACTAGCAGTAAGCGTAACACCTGTTCCGCTAGTCGCTGATGGTGTTATTGTTATGCCTTCACTTTGAAAATCATAATATGGTTGAGCAACTTTTGTATTCCCTGCAAATGTATCAAATTCAAATGTTTCTACCTGAAATGTCGTTAAACTTGTTCTTACAATATTTCGTGTTGCAAACTCTGAGTGACAGACAAACATAAAGTCACCATTAGTTGCATAAGTAAATTGCTCAAGACGCGCTGTTGTCCACGGCAAAGCGGCAGAATCAACGTCTTGAGTAATTGTTTGAATGCTAGTTACAGCACCAGTAGTAGGATTAATTTGAAATATTTCTAAACGAGCATTACTAAAAGCAAAAATATATCGTTCATCATCAGAAAAAATAAATGGTTCTAAACGTAATTCTAATCTGCCAGTAGATACTGCTGGACTACTAAAAGCCGCAATACGACTTGTGCCAGGGCGTTTTTTCAAACCACCCTCACCAAGAATCATAAGATTTTTGATTGTATTAGCACCTGCTTTGTATACTTCTGTATCAACACGAGAAGTAAAAGAAGGGCTAAGTTCGCCAAACTCGAAGCTGTTGATAGGAATCTTTATCCTTTGCATCAACTTCTCCTTTCAGCCGCGAACCTCGATGTTGCAAGTTTGCGAGATGTCTGTTGCTGACTATCAAGTGATCTTGCTTTTCTCATAGCAATATCATACTTGCTTTCCATAAGTTGAATCAAATTTGGATCTCTAGCAATACTGCCAGCAAAAACCGCTGCCATTGCATACTCAACAGCAATAGTAAAATATGAAGGCCAGCCAATCTCTAATGCACGAAATGTATAGTCTGCAATAACTACTTCATTGCTACTAGCATTAGAAAATACTTTGTCACCATACACCTGATACTCAAAAACAATATCATTCACTGTTAGTGCATGAAGCATAAGAAGATCACTAGGTAATTGATGCGCTCTATCAAACCTGCCTGTAGGTTCTTCTGTAAGCTCACTTACTTGTTTTTGTTCTGTTGCAAACCGCCATCGTGACGAACATAAGTTAGTTCGTGCAATATCCTCATACATATTTACAGCTACTAACGATTCAGTTGTTCCATCATCAAATGACGTAATAGGCTCTGCTCCGATGAGGATCAAAGCCCTTGCACAAATATCAATAGCTGAGTTTGAGGCTGTAGATGTCATAAGGTCAAAGGGGGGATTTCTCCCCCCTCATCCTAATTAGTCACTGTCTGTTGCAGTCACAGTCAGACCATCAACTACGTCAATAGCTGATGCTGTTACTGAGTTTGCATAAGTCAGTGTTACAGCAGGTGTTCCACCTGTTGACGTTACAGCAACGATCACATCATTTGAACCAATCATACCTACTGCATCATTGAAATACCCTGCGGTATTTACAGTAGCAATAGTATCAGTGGTTGTGTAATGCCACAGGTTTACACCTGAAGCTGATGCAAGATTGGTAAGTCCTGAAGCCGCGTATGCCATTTTTACCTCCTACGAATTATTGTCAAGAAGTTCATAGACACCATTGTCATCAATAACAACAGCACCCATAGACATATGAGCAGTTACCAGATGTGCTACTTTCTGAGGAACATAGTTCACTTCAGTAGATACATCTGAACCAACAGCAAGACCAACAGCAGATGTGTGGTAAGCAAATGACTTACCAGCAGATACTGCGGATGTTGAGAAGATCTTGAATCCAAGAAATTCTTTCATTGTCATGCCACCAGCAAACGGCAGATTTTGCTCACCTACAAAGTCACTTGATGCAAACTCATTAATATTAAACAAGTCTGCGTAACCTTTGGAGTTCATGGCAATATATCGTCCACCGTCCTCTGGAATGTCAGCACCGCCAAAAGTCTCAAACGTTGACAGCAGGTCTGCTTTTTCAAGAGCAGAACTTGTGTCGTGAATTTGAGTGCTATTAGCACCTGCATCCATAGCAGTTACAAGCAACTCATCGGTCTTACGACCAAGAGCATATGCCGCCGATTGTGCAACAGCTTGACGCTCATCAATGTTTGTTTTGAGTTCGTCAAGTTTGTCGATGTATTCAGGAGCAAAATGATCCGTCAGAGTTGCGGTTACATTTGTGTGTACAAGCTCCATGCTTGTTACATCACCGTTCCGAGATTTGGTATTGGCAACGCCTTTACCAATTTTCTGGAAACGAGCAGTTGAACCAGTAACATTGGTTGCTTGACGCACGGTATTTCTAAGTTTAGACCCCATACGCTGATAAGCAAGATGCACTTCGGTTTCAAACTGCGTAATAAAGGCTTGATCTATTGTATTAGCCATTTTTACACTTCCTTAAAACAAGTTACATTTAAGTTCAGGATTGGTTGTCTGTCATCGCTTCATCTAGTTATCCCAATGGGGCTATCAGCTACATACAGGCCTATCACTGTTGATATTGCATAAATAACTAAATACTTGCAAGACTATTTAAATAATTTTTGAAAGCCTTCATCTACTTCTTTAATGAATGCCTGATCTCTCTGAGTAGGATTCCAATACCTTGGATCTTTCATCATAGTATTCAAATCATCCTTAGTAAGTCGTGATGGACTTACAGATTCACTGGAAATAGGCGTTTCATTTAGTGCATTCATAACTGTTTCAAGAAGAATGACACCATCACCAGTTTGCCCAATACGCATAATTTCTGGCCCCAAACTTTCAGGAAAAAACTTTTGCGCCCACAATCCTACTGCTTCAATACGCGCATTAGCATTTTCACCTAGTTTCTTTACTTCTTCTTCTTGATTTGGTGCTGGAACCATAGAGATAATTGCTTCCAGGTTTTCATCAAATTCTTCCTGATTGAATCCATTTTTAAACGCAAACTCGCCATACTTTTCAAGAAAGTCATAATTTATTTCATCTTCCTCTTGTGTGTATTTCTCAGGAATTTTATAGTCACCAGCTTTTTCTGGCATGCCTTCATTAGCTGATGCTTCTAATTCTTCAATTAAAGAGTTTCGTATTTCTTCATCACTTTTGCCTAACTTGCTTTCAAGTGAGGAATAAGAGTTTACCAAATCTTCAGGGGTATTAAATTTTTCAGGAAGCCACTCAGGACGTTCTACTGTTTCTGATGTTGCTTCAGGTGCTTCCACTTCCGCTTCCACATTATCTGTTGCTTCACTCATTTGCTTTTACCTTTTCTGCATGTTTGATACGCCTTTCAATAAGGCCGACTAAATAACGCTGACCTTCAAGGTGTCTTAATTCAGCGTCACTAATGTTCGCCCCACTAACTGATTCAATAGTAATTGAACGTAAGTAGGACAGAACTTCTTTACCAAGGTCATCTGTAAACAGTGCCTTAATGTTTTGAGATATTTTATTATCTACCGCTTTAGAGCGCGGAAACCCATCAAGAGATATATTTGACATCTATTGTTGCGGTGGCAGAGCCGCTTGTTGCTGTTGCATCATAGCCGCCATTTGTTGCATTTGCTGACGCTCTGCTTCATCTCTTACCAATGTATCTGGAACTCCAAACTTCTTGGCAAGATATATTGCCGCCTCCTCTGAACTCACCAACATATTGACCATTTCTGGCCCGAACCTAACAGCAACCATTTCAAGAAACCGATCTACAGTTCCAATGTCTTGATTAGCCTGTGCTTGTGCAAGTGGTGACACACTGCGTACTTTTACTTCTCTGCCATTTACATTTGGCAGATCAATACGCCCCTGCTTTTTCAAAATAAATACTACACGTTGCAAGATAGGCTGAACCATTTCAGCCATCAAACGACCAAATGCAGAGCCAATTCTGCGCGACAAGTCAGCCATTCTTTCGGCAACTTCTGTAGCTGTTGCTGGTGTTTTGTTTGGATCACCAAGCATATCATTATACAAAGCACGTTTGATATTTAGCCGCATATCATTCAGCACAAGATTAGCTACATCAAAACTACCTGCTGGTTGTATTGGCTGTAATCCACCTGTGCCTGGTGCTTTTGGTATGACAGTTCCTGGAACCAAGTTAATAGTGTCAACATTAATTACACCATCATCATCCATCTGATAGATGCCAGAGATAGCCATCTGAGCATTTTCCAGAATCAACTCAACAGTAAGGTTGGTTGTTTTAATAGCACTCAAAGCATTGACTAGTGGCCCCCGTCCATAAGTTTCACCAGCCGCTTTTGCCCAACGGAAAGGAATAAATGGATTAGAGCCAACACCATTAAACTCAGAAGTAAAAATCATCTCTTGAGACTGTTGCTCAATCACATAGTACCCAAAGCGTTCTTCATTTGGCTTGTCATACAAACGACAGACAACTTCAAGAAGTTTGCACTTGCCTTCTGGATCTTGCTCCATCTTCTTAGCAAGATTTGTAGACACAGTTGCTTTCTTGTAAACATGCGGAATATCGGAGTAGCGCATCTCACGCTCACGATACACATGGTCAATAGTATCGTCTGGCCCCGATTCCAAAACAATCTGAGGCATAGGCACAGCACTAAACTTAACAGGATGTACTGCATCACCCTCAGTAACCATCAAGCAAGCAGTACCTACAGCAAGATCCAAGAAACACTCATGTATCTCTTGACCAAAGTTTGAGTTCTGCAATACCTCAAAGATATACTCAGTTACTTCGTCTAGCTTGTTATTGATTTCATCTTGTTCTTCTTCAGGAACTTCACTGCCTGAAACAAGATCTGCCCATCGTGCAAAGTTTGGCACAAGACCAGACTGCAATCGAGATGCAAACTCTTGTGTTCCAACTACTGCTGTTTCATCAAAAATACGCTCATCACGCCGTTGACCAGGTGCTTCATAATAATATCCGCGCCTTTGCGGTAATGCATAGTCATAGCATTCTTGAAACAAATCCTCAAAAACCGCACGTTCTGCTTTTGCTTTTTTATACTTTTGAAGAAACTTTTTTGTTTGCTCTTTATGCATTGAAATATTGGTCAAAGAATCCAAGACCACCCTTTTGTCCAGTTACCAAAGATTTGCGGCCTCTACGTTTTTTAATACGCTCTACATCTGCTTCTAATGTTTCTTGTTGAGTTTTTTCTTTTTCTTTTTCAAGTCTTGCTTGCTGTTGCTTTTGTTGTTCTTCAGACGCTTTCCTTGCTCTAGCAGATTCTTCTTGAAGTTGTGCTAATGAAGCACGTTGTTGTTCTAGAGCCAATCCTTCTTGTTCAAGTATACGTTGCTGTGCTTGTGCCGCTTGTTTGGCAGCTTTTGATTGCTCACGAATCGATGCATAAGTAGCACCCATATAAAGCAAACTAGGTGCGGCTTTTAAAAGACCTCCAAAAAAATTGCCCCAACTGCTTCCTGAATGACCTCTACGATGGCTCATTTAATAATTCCTAATTAAGCAAAATACCTATCAAAAAATCCTCTACCTCGTCTAGCTGAAGTAGATGTACCCCTGCGGCCTCGTGTTGCGCGACTTGTAAGCCTTACAGCCATGCTACTTGCTTTATCAATAGCGGCTTGTCTGCGTCTGTTTTCTATAACACCTGGAACATCTTCTGGGTCACGGACACCAAATTCTTGTTCTCTTTCTTCTGTTTCAATTTGTTCTTGTATTCGCTTTTGCTCTGCTTCAATTCTTTTTCTTTCAGCTTCTTGTTCTGCTCGAATTGCATCTTCTTGTGCTTTTACTTGTGCATTATAGCCAGCAGTA